CTATATTGTGACGAATATAAGACATAAAGATTATGACAAGCATATATAAACGTCGAGACGTGTTGTTAGAATTGCGTGAGATGATACTGCCAATATGCAGTGACATCCACACGTCAAATCGTGAGACGGTGAAGACGACGAAGACGCAGTTTGTCATCATAAAGATGCCACAAGGTATCTCGCCTTATGCCGACACACATAACACGGCGTATGTACAAATTCACCTTTTCGTTAAGGACATCTCTAATGGTATAGAGAGTGTTGAAAAGATGGAGAGTTTGGTAGAACAAGTTTCTTCACTTTTCCCATTCAGTTCCGACCTAATGAGCTGCAACGAAACGCCTCTATTATTAGAGTCGAAGTCCGATGGCATGGGGTATCATTCAAGCGTTTTACAATTTAGGATAACAATCAAACGATAAAACTAAACGATTATGGCTGTAACAATAGCAACAAACAAAGAAAGTCTGAAGCAGATTTTCGATAAGGTGCACAGGGTGTACTACTTCCCAGACGCATCAAAGACGTTGGCAGAGCAAACCGACGGTATAGAGTTTCCAGTGTTGGCTGACGGTGTTACTTTCGACACAGGTGAGGCAGAAATCAACGAGGTTAAGTTGACGGACGAGACCACTTGGGCAGGCAAGGCTTCTCAGGGTGAGAGCGATATTGCCTTCCAGGTTTCAAGTGTTCACTCGACCATCAACGAACTTCTCATGGAGAAGAAGACCCAGACTGCTATAACAGCAGAGTTCGCAGGTTACGATTACACGGGTCATGGTTTCTCTCTTGCTCCTAAGAAGGTTGGTGGCGCATTGCTGATGACCTCACAGGACAAGACCTCTGCGATCTACCTGCCAAACGTAGAGATTTACGCTTCCTTCAATGGTGAGGGTGGCGACGACTCTACAGGTTTCTACAATGTCAAGGTTACTCCACTGACTGATGCAAACGGAGCAGCTTTCTATCCGCTCGTAGGAACTAAGAAGGCGTAAAACCTAATATTTTCTTCTGTTTCGTATGGGGTGGTGGTATGTGCCACCATCCCATTCTTTATTTAAGACGTAAAAGGAAAAACTTTTTATGGTAAAGAAAGCAAAAGTAATAAAGGAGGCTACGCATGAGGACGCACAGGAACTGTTGTCTGTTGCGCAGAACAAAGGCGACATCGTAATGTTGCGAAATAAGCGCATCAAAGTTAAGTGGATGCACTTTGCTGTTGGCGATTGGATTTCCTCGCTGATAGAGTCAGCAGGCAATGACCATACCATACTTGCCAAGTGCGCAGCTCTTATCCGCTTAAATGGGTTTTGGAAGTGTCATTTGTGGTATTGGTTCTTGTGGCGTTGGTATTACTATATACGCCAGTACACAGCTCAGGAGTTGTTGCCTTTAATACAGATGGCTCAAAAAAAAACGGCGCAGGAGGCGGCGGTGGCGTACTTGAACGGTATGATGTTACTAACCGCATTGAGTACGACTCAAAAGCAGATGACAAAGGAGGAAGCCGAGCGTACCCTTCAAGAACTACGTTCGGGCAACGATGGGAAGTCTGCCAAAAGCACGGAATAAGCACTGAGCCCTTAAAGTTATTTGGCTTCCCCATTAGTGATATGCTATACTACATCAACTGGAGGTTGACAAAGGCGCAGGTGGAGCTACTGGCTGCAGACGTGAGTGTCGTAGACTATGATTACGACACCAAGAAGAAAAAGAAGAAGCGTGGTGAGTTTGACAACACGCATGCTGACGCAAGAGAAGTCAAGAAGGCAGGCGACGAATGGCTAAAGAAATACGGAGACAAGGAAAACGCAGGAAAGGGTCTGTCTGCGGCAGACATCTTAGGTGGCGGATTTAAGGCTGATGTGGGAATAAAAATAGATTGATAACGTATGGAAGATAGATATTGTTTGTTGTTTCAGAAGGGAGAAGGCACAGTTGTCAACTCCTTTACCCAGTGGGGGATAGTGTGTTGTAAAGTACCTTTCAACGCAGGAGGTAAGACAAAGCAGTTGGCTTCTCGCTCGTGGTATGACGAACATGGAGACGATGCTTACATCCCTGCGGCAGTCAAATTTGAAGCCATAGACGTGGAGTTTGATTTTGCTTATAAGGGTCAAGAGCTTGCAAGCAATCCCTTTAACCTCTCTCTTGCAGCCAGTCAGATAGGCGCATTTAAGTTGTGGCTATCAGGTAACGACACTTTGGCAGGCAGTGGTGCGGAAATAAAGATTTATTCTCCTTTTTCTGCTATTGGCAGACAGGGTTGTTATCTTCTTGAGATAAGCAATGAAGAGCCAAAGTTGCAGTTAAAGCAAGAGCGAGGAAACTTGTATAACGAGAATATTGTTACCTTCAAAGCAAAGTTTAGAATTACCGACCCTGTTACTAACATTGTGTTGAATGAGTAATGCCGATGTTCTACAGAAAGGTTTTGAAAAAGCCTATAAGAAGATAGTGGAACACCTGTTCAAGCAGATGCAGGAGCAGTGTGTAAGGTTGTTGGCAGAAGTTCCTCGCCATCGTGAGTTTCTTGGCTTTACGGGAAACACTCAGACATCATACGCTTGTGGTCTTTATGTTGACGGAAAGTTATCGGGGATAGTCATGCAGAGGAACTGGACTAAAGCCCCTTTGCATGCTAAGGTGAAGCTTAACGAATGGGTATATCTAAGACAGCCATACGAAGGGCGTTCCCGTTCGGTTAGGGGCAAGGTAATGGTAAGCGGAGGTTATGGTCAAGACACGTCGGTCAACTTCCTTCGCTCCTACCCTGCAAGCAAAGGGCATATCCAAATAGTAATGACGACGGGAACGGAATATTCGGTATACCTTGAAGCCGTTGCGGGGCTTGATGTTCTTACTGGTACTTACGAAGCAGCAAAGGAGATATTAGCCAAGGGTTTCAAGCCAATATCCTAAACGTGAAAAATATTGCATGATAATATTTTAGTAAAATTATTGCTTTTATTTTAGTGTTCAAAAAAAATATTATTATATTTGCAACGAGAATTGCAATTTTGAACATATAAATAAGCCATAAGAGAGCTGTCCTTCGGATGGCTCTTTTTGGTTTTCAGGGTAGCAGATATGGCAGATTTAGGGACATTATGGTTTGGTGCTGACATTGACCTTACTAAACTAAAGCAGAAGATACAGAGTGGTAATCAAGGCATATTAGATGCTTTGAAGATAAGTTATGACCCTCAGAGTTACCAACAAATGGTATCAAAGCTCCGAAGCGATTTATCCAAAGAAACTTTTGAGATTAAGATTTCGGCAGGAAATGTAGCACGACAGATACAAACATCTCCCATATCCAAGCAGGTAACGAGCAACTTTGGTAATTTAACCCAACAGATTGCTGACCAGCGGAGGATTGTTAATGCCCTGAAAAACGATGTTGAGCAACTAAGGATTGCTTACCAAAGGGTAAGAAGCAGTGATGCTAAGAACGAGTGGCTGAACGCACGTTCTGCCCTATCCAATCAGAAGGCACAGTTGGAGGAGTTGCTGATTAAGCAGAGACAATACGAACAAGCTCTACGAGGGAGCGTTCAAACGAAAAACTCAGCTTCATCGGCTACAAGGCAGTTGACTACCGAGCAATCAAAACTCGGTGAGGCAATGTCAAGGAACATGAATATCAGTGGGCAGCTTGCTACAGCCTTTGGAAGTCTATTCTCTTTATACGCCATACGTCAATTCCTGAACAATGTTATTGAGATTGGAGGTCAGTTGGAGCGACAGCGTATCTCTATTGGTGCTATCCTTGGTGACACCGTAAAGGCGAACGCTTTGTTTGAGCGTATCAAGGGGCTTGCACTGAAATCTCCTTTTGGAGTTGTAGAACTTGACCAATATACCAAGCAGTTGAGTGCGTATGGTTTTAAGTATAATGAGTTGTTTGATATGACAAAACGTCTTGCAGACATCTCAGCAGGTGCGGGTACGGACATCGGTCGTCTTACTCTTGCCTTGGGTCACGTTCGTTCTGCCACATATCTGACAGGTATAACGCTTCGACAGTTCTCCATGAACAACATCCCTATGCTAAAGATGCTTGCCGATTATTATACAGAGCTGGAAGGCAAAGTGGTAAGCACTGCGGAGGTACAAAAGAGAATATCCAAACGTCAAGTGAGCTACGAAGATGTTATAGAGCAGATAAGAAGACTCACCAATGAGGGCGGAATGTTCTATAATATGCAAGAGAAGATTTCGGAGTCGCTTTCTGCTAAGTTTAAGAACTTGAAGGACGCTCTCGATATAATGTATGGAGAGATAGCCGAGAGTTCATCGGGCGATTTCTTAAAAGGTATCGCCACTACCCTGACTACTCTCACACGTCATTGGAAGGAGTTTGGT